TTATCGATCAAAATTACCCGCTCGATCAAGGATAACAAGCGTTCTGATCATATCCTCACTCATATCAAGAATGAGGCCTTCTCCAACACCGCCTTTGCCTTTCAGCAGATCTTTCTGAATCAGCTTGTCCAGCGTCTTGCGGTAATCCTGATTTTTCACTTCTCCGAGTTTATTATAGCGCATTTCAAGTGCCTCCTCCAGACGTTCTTTGAATTTTGCCCACTGCTGATCACCAGTGGTTCCATAATAAGTATTATAGTATGCGCCAACATACGGGGCAGGGCAGATCTTACCCGTGACGTCCCAATGGCGAATGACGTTTTCGATAGGGATCTTGTACTTCTTCATGAGCTGCACGCACAGCCAAATCGTATTCTTTACGACTCGATCATCGAAATACCAGTCCTTATCGTTGGCATTAAGGGACGCACGATTGATCTTAGACGGCCGCATTTCAATTCCGATGGAATTGTTATTGCGACAGTACGGATGAATGTACCGGAGGCCTCCAACTGCACCGCAATGCCATGCACCGTCCTGATCTCTGACACAGTGCTGAATCACATCAGTTTCATCCACACAATAGTGAGCCGAGCCTTGTGCACGAGGGTCTTTGAACCACTCGGCAGCGCCAAGAGCACTACTCAGCCCTCCAAAGTAATGGATGACCAGATACTTCGGCCGATTGCCATTACGATAGAAATGAATAGGCGTCAGATTCTCCTTAATCGTCGGCATTATCTTCACCATCTTTCTTAATAATGGCGTCCTGAAGTTTCTGAGACTGTGTACCGAAGTAGAATGCGATAATGACAGTATACACCATCATAAACTCCTGACTGATCATTTTCTTAACTGCCAGATAGGCAAAAACGCCCGTAAGTACGAGCGTCACAATGCTTTTGACGCTAAGAAGAGAAGCAGCCCGTTTGACAACATTGATCATTTAATTTACCTCCTCGTTCTTTCTTGCAAAAACTCGCTTAAAGGCTAAAAGAACCAATTCCCCGCCAAAGGTGATAGCAGTGAAGTTTAGCACCGCAGAGAGATCAATTGTCAGCTTGAAGATCGTCGCAATGGTCGTCAGTAAGATAGCCCAGATCAGAACATATGTCAGAACTTTGATACAGTAGATAACAACAGTTCTGGCCATCTCACCTTTTGCCCATTTTGATTTGTGATAGATCATGGAATGATACTCCAAGACTCCACTTCTACTTTGACATGTTCAATGAAGCTATTTCCTTTTAGCGCCTTATAAGCTTTATACTCGTACATGAAATTCTCGTATTCATGCTGGCGGATCTGCTGAGTGTCGAGATGTTTATAATAGATCCGAAGCATGTCTGCCCGTAACATACATTTGAGGCCTTCTCGGATTAACCCGAAGTCAAAGATCTTGTCTCGGAGAGGCTTTACGAGCATAATGGCAAGCGCCAGGATCGATGTGACCCCGGCGCAGATTGTAACAATTTCTGTAAATGTTTGCATACACTCCTCCGTCTATAATCTTCCAAATTTACTGTTGTCCTAGTGCCGTCTCAGCATCTTGCAAATGTTCTTCTGTAGTCATATCTGTCGATGTATACGTCTATGTTCAGCTATGCTATACCCCTGTGATATCCGGATAATCTTCAATCGCTCTTATTTTGTTCTTGTAATCTCCCCAATAGCTTGAGGTTTTGTAACTGTCTACAAGCGCGGATGGAACATAAAGATACATACTTTCTATAGCTGAAAGAAGGCCACTGAATCCGCTGCCTGCCGTTGTAGGCGCAACCTCAGAATTCCTCAGAATTATTGTTCGCAACCCGGTGTCGCCTCTAAATGAGGATGCGTATGATTTTTGTAACTGCGAAAAATCAATTCGCTCAAGCGATTTGCAATCTTGAAAAGCATATTGTTGTATATCTGTTGCATTTGGAAATACAACACCGGTTAGATTAAGGCATCTAAAGAAAGCATATACACCTACCACTGTTATATCAGAATTCACATACACACCTGATATGCTTCTATCTATAATGGATAGAAGTGCGCTATCTCCTCCACCGGACGTAGGGACGTTGACGATTGCAGTTGCCTTACTCAGAGTCTTCCCGGCGTCTGGCTCAATCGTATATGTTCCATTTGCAGTGATGCTGATCGATTTTTCCTGTTCTTCCTTAGAACTGCCAGCTTCCATCGTACCTATAATCACAGTACCGGAACTATCATGAGCTGTTTTGCCCTTTGCAAGTGTAGCTGGAGTAACAGTATCCTGCGTGAGATCCAATCTCACTACGCCGTCGATCTCAACTTTGTTGATTGATCTTCCAGAACTCCATACTTGCACGATCAGGCACCTACTTTCAGTGTCTGTCCTCCCTGCTCGTTATCTGTATAAGTAACAGGAATTGCAGCAACAGTAACCGAAGACAGATAATTGTATGTCGGGCTGTCAGGTGTTACCTCCTGCTGGGTAAAAGTCGGAGTAACCGTCTTTGCCTGAGGTTTTACACCTTCGGAGCCAGACATAGAACCTTCAACACCAAGAATGGTGATACCTTCACGAATATTGGCAGGAATCAGCTTTGCCGCTTCATCAGTGTCAATAGCAGCATCACCAGAACCATCATGGAAGCCCATCGGAATAGGTACTGGGGTGTCTTTATTGGTGATTTTCAAGTGCTTTGCACCATTGTTAGGCATCGTACCAGTGACCTTCGCACCTGCGACATAGGCTGTTTTATCCTTGAGAATCTCCGCAGCTGCTGCAGTAGCATCGCTGGTGTCAGCATCATTGGTATTCGTGCCAACGATAGGGGCGCCAGATTTATCATGTGCTTTAATGCCCTTAGTCAGCTTATCAGGAGTGATGTCATCCTGTGTCAGGTCGAATTTGACTTCTGTGCCAAGAATGAACTTATTGATGAATTTGTTAGCCATTGTAATATTCCTCCCCGATAATTAAAGTAACTCCCTCAGCATCGTTAGAAACTTGATACTGAGGGATTCTGGATACAGTGACATTGTTTTGCATGAGCTTCTGCTTCGTTTCAAGCGTCGTTTCTTCGTACACTTTAGGTGTGACTGAATACGCTCCATCATAGACAGGGACATCGCCGCTATTCACGGCTATTACATGAGGCTCAGCATGAAAATGAATGGCTGCGATACTACCTATTTTGAATTTGATTACTGTTGGTGTTAAATCCATTTTACAGCACCCTCTTAGACAGAGAACGATGAACATCAATAATCTGCTCATCTGAGCCAATAACGTGTCCGCTACCCCTAAATTTTACACGAATCTGGATCGGGCAGCGCTCTGGTAGCCAAAATGTTTCTTTTTGACTAAGCGGAAGATAAAAAATCCCTTTTGAATATGTGATTTCATCAGGGTATAGTTTGTTTATTCGTGGGAGTGTGACCTCGACAGATTCAATTGTGCTAATGTCTAAGGGTTCATCATCAGCATCAATAGAAAATGCAAGATCATAAGCATCACCTTGAACCATAATTCATCGTCCCTCCTTTCAGAAGCAGAATGCGAAACTCACGCCGTACAGATTTGTAATATCGCCGCCGTTTGTGCCGCCCTGCTGTCCGACAAAGCCGAAGCCGCCTGCGCCTGCAAAGTTCTGTGACCGCTGCCACCACAGCGCGGGAGCGCCGTTCATCGCCTTCTTTGTGCTTCCGCCGGACGCATAATAGCTGTACTGCGTTCCTTCGCCCGCAGCGGAAATCGTCCGGCTGCCGAAAATCTCAATTTCCGAGAGCAGAAACAGTTTGTCTGCCGAGGTCACAATAGAAGATAATGTTGCTGCGCTCTTTTTGCTGACCTCCCGGACGCCGTTTTTGACGTTCTTCGGCATAAGCGCCAGAATGGACGGCAGATACTCTGTCCGCATTTTACTGCTCTTCCAGCCGCCCACGGCTGTTTCTGTGTCATTCATGCCATACCCGGTAGCGCAGCAATCGTGCAGCTGGAATGTCAATGGAGCCTTGCCGGAGCCGTCGTAATAATCGTCGTGATTCTTCCCAATAATATCAACCTGATAGTCTGTGCCGCCAATCGTCATAGGCATGCTGTCGCCGACGAGCCATGTGGATGGGACAGTGCCTCTACGGCAAGCCATTGCAACACCAGCCCAGGAGTTGTTTGCGAATACTGGGTCGAACGCAAACAGCGATATGCTTTGTGTCCCAATCACAATACTCTGCGTATCGCTAAGGCCGTTTACCATTGCTGTTATGTTCCATGTCCCAGCTTTTGGCAGTTCCAGTGTGCACGTTCCGTCTGTTCCAGCAGTTCCCGTGACTACCTTAAACCCCTCTGCCGGTGTCGCCGTGATCCCAGCCCCTGGCATCGTCGTAACGACCAACTTCGGCGTGACGCCGGTCTGAATTGCCTGAATCGCGGAAACGAACCCTGCCGGATAGACCAACTGCGCAGACGTGCCTCCTTTGGCGCGAATCGCGTCAGCAACAGACGTAAGATTTGCTGTGTCTGTCATGCGTTTTGCCATCAGTATGAACCTCCCTCCGCATCAGGAATCGTTACAGCTGCCCACGCACCTCTGATGACCTGTAGGAACTTTCCATTGTCAGATGCAGAGACATCTGGCAAATACTGTCTGGTGGTCGCTGCCGTATATCGCGATCCCCAGAAGCCTTCTGCATAGTGCGGTGAAATCGACACATAATATACTTGCAGTTCTTCCGGCGCATCGCCCGTCGTCATCTGCGCCAGAGAAAATGTGGCCATCGCATCATCGCCGTCCACCAACTCCGTCAGCGGAAGATAGCGTTTGCCATGGCTTGAGAAATCTACAACCGCATAACACGGTCTTCCTGCCTGATGGGCCGCAAGGATCTGTGCATATGTCTTGTCATATGTGACATTTTCGTCGTACATGTTCGGACCAATGATATCGCAATTGACATAGAACGGCTCCGGGTCTTTGCCCGCTGCACCTTGGGGTCCTTTGATGCTTACACTAGGTGGATTCGGTTTTTCATCATCGTTCGACCAACTAAGAACGCCATCTGCAGATACTGAGGGCGTAAAAGTTGTGCCATCTTTGCCGGTAGCGCCTTGCAATGCGCCATTATTGACCCATTTCTTATTGACTGCATCCCAAATATAGATGTCATATGGCTCACCAGATCCGACGCCATAAGCATCGCCAGCGGCAGGATGCTGTACGCTATTTGATAAGGCAGAAACTGACTGATAGTAGCCAAGAATTTTAAATCCTTTGCCATCAGCGCCAGTTGCCCCTCGAAGAGGTGGCGTAGTGAAGGAACTGCCATCATTGAACAGAATAGTTAACGTGTAATCGTCGTTAAAAACGGCCTGCTCAATGCCGACACCAGGTGCTCCAGTTGCGCCTCTCTCGCCCTGTGCGCCGGTAGCTCCTCGAATGGGTGCAGTTGTATAGGATGTATCGCCATATCTGATTGTCAATGTATAGTCAGAATTGAGAACAATGTCATCAATTCCTGTACCGGCTGGACCCGGAGTCCCGGATGCAGAATATCCTGTATCGACATATGCTTTTTTATCAGCATCCCATACGACCCACATGCCATTTTGAATTTTAGGTGCTTTTTGTAGTGCCTCACGTGCTTCCGCTACAATGTCATTCAAGATTTGATACTCATCCGATGAGACAATGGCGTTCTCTTGGGCTGGATTACGAGCAATATCGAAGAGGATGTAACTAGATCCTGCGATATTGGTATTGACAAGAAGCTCAAGAACTGCGAGTGCTTGTCCATATGCAGCGCATATTTGTCTAGTGGCTTCAACATAGCAGATTGTACGCTGAGAATTACATCCTAATACCGGATTGTATACTTTGGTTCCATCAGGTTTACCAACTCGCACATTTAAATCAGCATTGGATGGAATCGTGTAAGGCTTACCACCAGAATAAAGCGAAACGGCAATAATCGGTAAAGTTTTGTCATATTGCATGAGATTGACAGCTGTTCCGAGAGACCATCTTTCACCAAAGTCTACTGCTGTATGGTGGATAATTCGATCTGATGGTGGTGTATACGTGGCAACGCCCATTTAAACCACCGCCTTTATACCAGAATAATATTTGCTGTATAGAGCCGACTTGCTTCATCGTATGTTACAGTGATCGCATCCACTTTCTTATAAAGGCCTTGCGTCGGAATTCGAACGCCGTCTTCGTTTGCGATGATGCACTCTGTCAAATTCAAACCATTCAAGTCGGAATAATCGGGAAATTCTGAGGATGGAGTAACAATGAAACTATTTGCAGCATTCAATGTCTGGCTTCCGAGATTTTCAAAAAAGTTTGTGATCGTGATAACTTCGTCATTCAGTTTTAGAGTCATAAGTACAACGACCTCCTATTCATTGTTCTTAGCAGAGATAGCGCGATTGATTGCTTCCTTCAAAGCCGTTGATGAGTTGGCAAATTGGGAAGCTAAAATTTTCGATGTTCCAGAGATAACGCTTGACGCTACTGATCCTGCACCGGTAAGTCCAGAAATTGCATCACGCATCTGATTGAAGTGGTTCGCTGTAATTGCTGTTCCAGAAGATGCAATTGGAATTGATGCCGTACTACCTCCGCAAGCAGCCACTTTGGCAATCAAGTTTCGCCATGCTGCGGCAGTCAGATTTTTAATTGGCTGTCCAGGCTTAATGTTGGTGGCGTCGTCATTTGTCCACGCAAAATAACCGATAGCGTCTTTGGTTACAGCGGTAACAGCGGTACTATTGGCTGTATCAGTTGGGCTTACATAATTCTGAATATAGAAAATATATGTCTTTCCTGGAGTTAGTCCTGTAATTGTGGCAGGAGAGGATGCAATATGGCCTCCACTCGTCATACTTGCAGAGGATAACCCATAGTAGATAATCCAGACGCCTTTAGTTCCTCCATTTTGATTCCAAGAAACTGCTGCAGTCGTGGACGTGGTCGTAACTCGGGTAATCACTGGTGCAATAGCAAGCTTTTTGGTATTAAAATACAGATCAATATATGTAGTTGAGTTAGCTGTAAGTGCAATCGTGGAATTAGCAGAATACTGAATCGAAGAATTCCTGACTTTTGCATATTGAAAGTCATAGTCGTTTGCATATAGAGTATAGGCAGGTAGAGAAGAGACAACAATAGAAGACTGAGTGTTTGTCGTATTAGTTGCTGATTGACCGGCACTTCCATCTATAAAGATCGTAACCAGATACGGGTAATGAAGAACTTCTGTTTCATAATAGACCTTAACCTGCAAACCAGCCTTAATGACAATCGGTTCTTTAGTGCCATGTGCTATGCTATAATTTTCAGAAGATAACGTATAGTATTTGAAGTTATATTTAGTTGCATACGATTGATACTGTGTTCCAGGAGCTGTGATAAAGAAAGATGTATTAACTTGACCTTTATAAGAGCCATCAATCAAGGCAGTATTTGTATTCAAATAGTTTTTGATTGAGACCGTAACATCCTGTGATGTTTCCCATTTGGGTATAGTGCCTGTTGCTACATCAGCGTGTATAGTCGCATCCCATAATCTAGCACGATAAGAATCACTTCCACTAACAGAAAACGACTCTATATAAGATGCTTTACCGTAGAGATTTGTTACCTTATCCCACCATTTATTACCGCTATAAACCTGAATCGTATAGGTATGCTCCACGATACAGTTAGTAGCATTGGCCCAAACAGTAGTAGCATTGGAACGGGAAAAATGTATCGAAGCCATTCAATCCACCTCACCCGAAAACTGGAGTAGCATCTAAGCCAGAGAGAGTAACCTTGCCCGTATCATGGTGCATTTGGATTTTTGCAAGACCAGCTTGCAGGAAGATATCACCATCTCCGATATTCTGGATTCGAATACCACCAGTGGAGCCTAATTCAACGGCCGATCCGCTTAAAGAAGAGGACGACTCTGTGATTTTTAGCCATCCAATACCACCAACGTCAACAGACAAGCTGCTGGTACCATTACCATTTACACTTTCGGCTAAGGCTTCTAACTGTGCTTTGATGCTGTCGCCGCCCGTAAATTTAAAGTCACTTGCTTCAACGTCACCATTTGCAATATAAAGTTTACCACCGGACATATAAGCGACTTCAGTATTGTTCTGCATAAACGAAACTCGACCGGATGTTATCTTGACATATTCACCCTGTGTAGTATCAAGAGAACCGTCTGTGCTAGTTGTGATCTTACCAACAGCAATGCCATATTCGTCCATACCACGAGGATCTTTACCGAGAAGTCCAGTTTTGATGTACTGATAGCCATCGCTTTTATGGTTGATACCGTCCAAAGCGCCAATCGTATCCACAAGAATAGAATCACCGTGAATATTGGAAACATTCAGTACACTGCAATCCAGATTACCGGTAGTAATATAGTCAGCGACGATCTTTCCATCACTGGTAATAGCTGTTCCAAAAGGACCATCTTTACCAGTCGAAGAATATCCAAGACCACCGGAATTCCATCGCCAGACCTTCGTAGCTTTGTCAAGATCCTTGTTATCAGCAATATAAATTTCATTTTTGGTGACAGTTACATAGCCACCGAGCTTACCGCTCATGATAAGATCTGTCGCATTTTGAATTGCGCGCTCCATATAGCTCTTATCCGAAGCTTCTTCAATCAGTGTTCCCTGATTGCTAACCGTTTCAGCCAGAGAGGATTTCGGCTCTCCGAGTTCAATGGAGTTATACTTACCTGTCAGTACGTTATATACAGTTTTAATGCATTTAGCTGTCGTCTTCACGCCAAGTTTTTCGAATTCAACTGTCACCGTGTCACACAGTTTCACAGTCTCCAGACGTGCAAAGTCCTTATACTCTTCTGACTGTGCGAGCATCACAAAGGATACATCCAAAGATACTTTTGGAATACCAACTTTATTATCAGCAATATACTTCTGTGCCGCAGCAAGAAGCTCTGCCTCTGTCGGCTTTTCAATCGTGGTTGTATATCCTTCGCTGTCAGTCGTCTCCTTACTGAAATTCTCAGACGAAAGATCCAATGGCATGATTTTCACGAAATCGTAAGTGCCAGGTGCATTAACGATTCCGTTATTGGCGGAAAGGGTAACAAGTCCACCGTCTTCAGACTCGGAATACCAGAACGGATACACACCGGTATAGAAATCCGTATCATTTTCTTCCTGCTCCAAATCGGTCATGTTTTTACCATATCGAATGGTAACACCGCGATTAGCACCGCGAGATTCAAGCAGGGAGATCTTCCACTTATCGAATAAATATTCGCCGCCGAATGTATCAAGGATAGACCCATCGCTGCCACCTAATAAAGATCGAATGCTGGAGGGCTTCGGAACTGACATCGTACCAGTCTTCCCAACATTGGTGAAGAAGGTGAAGGGAGTGGAGGGTACAGAGAAGTTCTTTAGATACGACATTGCTGCCGAAGCCGAACCAGCAGCCGCGGGAAAGAGTTTTACGATGGAACCAGACGTGTCATAGCTCAAATGTGCAGCATGAACGGTTACGATTCCATTGATGGGCTTTGTGATGGAATAAATACGAAATGGCTGAATGTCATCATAGGGGTTTGGTTTTACACCGATGATTCTACGTTTCTGGATATCATGAAAATGACTTCCAGTCAGCGGGTATTCCATTTCGACCTCGTATTCGCCATTTCGCTCTTCTGTCACAATGCAGGAAGCGGCATCCGGAAGAGCACCGAGACCATTTGAGGTAAATGCCTGCTCATTTTGATCAAACAGGATAATCAGAGAATCCACCATCTCGGAATCACCTCCACAGAAGTAATGCTACCTGTAAATGTGATCGTATTTATACCTGGAATCAGAAGCGGGAAGCCATCAGAAAATGAGACTTTACTGTTCAGATTCGTCAAGCTTCCTTCTTCATAGACATCCTGTAGTTCTGAATCGATCACCATATGAGTTGAGCCTGTCAAACCGCTGATTGTAATTATTTGATCTCCGACTGTAAGAGTGCCTGATCCTGAAAGAGCCACGATCAGTTTTGGGAAACTCTTCTGGAATGTCGGATTGCGAAGAGAACCAGCAGTTGTAAAGGAAACTGCCCGCTCCCCAACTTTCAGGAAACGGGCAGGCTTGCAATTAAATTCGATCGACATTTTACCGGCCTGATGGAACAAATTCTCCATTTCTGCATCGGCTACATAATATGCAAGACGGAAGTAATCCGGTTCATAGGAATCTTCTAATCTTGCATATCCGGATGCGGAGTGGAGCCATTCGCTCACGCCTGCGGCCAAATTCGTAAAATTGCCATCGATCTCACCGATAGAGATGTCATACTTTCTTGCGATGTTCTGGTACGAACCATTATCAATCACAAGATCCCCGTTTCGACCAGGAATATGAACCACCTCATAGTCGCGTTCGGGTGTCGCATACACGGGTGGTTTCTCTACATGAATTCCATAGTTGGTTGACGGGATTTCATTAAAGATAATCACGCCCATGCTGCTTTCTTCCTTTCTACGCGTCTTTGAAGTTTGCGATCCACTTCGTCAGCGATCGCTCTCGGGTCAGTCCCAGTAATATAGAAGTTATTTGTAGTGTTTTCAGATGTCTGCTTTCCGTTAGGAATTTCAGTCTGCTGTTCCGGTGCAAATGCAGGTCGGTTCATACTGCTGGCTGTTTTTGCAGCAATACTGACTGTGCCTTCCACAGGACGACCACTCAGCGTACTCATCAGATCTGCCATGGCAGCACTTCCATTTTGAATTTCTGTAAGATCAAGCACAGGACGAATTGTCGGATTTGTGTCAATTCCACTGTCGATCAAAGTTGCAATCTTGGATACAGCATTTGACAGACCCTTTGTTGCAGATTCTGCAAGGGCATCGCTAGAGATACCAGCATTTCGGATGTTATCCGTGATACCGTTCGTAAAGCCGATGCCAAAGTAGTCGCCGATTTTATAGCCAACTTTGGATGGAGATTTTTCTTCAAGACGTCTGGCAGAGGCTCTTGCTGCATTTCCGGCAAGAGATCTAGCTGCAGATGATGCAGAGCCGCTATTTGCAGCAATGCCATTTGCAATGCCTGCTGCTAAATAACTACCTGCACTCTGGAATTGGCTATAATAGCTACGAACAGTAGCAATGCAGTTACTCAGAAGAGTTGAAAACTGATTCTTGACGGTATTTGTTTGGCCGCTCACACCTGAGCTGACCTCTTTCATAAGATCACTTCCGGATGCTCTAAATCGTGACTTCTGAGACGAGATTGCGGATGTCATTTTGGTCGTAATTTCTTTTGCTTTAGCCACAACTGTCGATGTTTGTGAAGTGATACCAGTTAGGAAGAACTTAATCAAGCTGGTGCCAGCCGCTTTGAATTGATTGGGCGCATTCTTAATAGGAGTTATAAGCTCTTTCACGATGTCGTTTCCCAGTTTCGCAAAAGAGGCATCAATCGAATCAAGAGATGCAAGTGCTTTTATTGAATCAGTCAGGCTTTTCACACTGATACTCAACGTCGAAAAATCAGTCTTCGACAGAGCTATCGCGGCAGTAGAAATCGTATTCACACTGCTAGCGACACTGGAGACATCAGGGATATTTGCAAATGCAGTAATGCCATCAGCAAGTCTAGATAAATCATTACCTAGATTTTGAGGAACAGATACATTCTTCCATTTCTTCACAGTATCAGCTAATGTTCCAAGCGGGCCAGTGATTGCATCAAGACTCCATCCGCCCAAGAAAGCCCAATTAAAAGCTTTAACGCCATCTGCTAAAGCATCAAGTTCGTCTCCTAAATCAGCTGGTATGGATACCCCATTCCATTTTTTAACCGAGTCAGCGAGATCGGAAAGGGGGGCGACAATAGCACCAAGAGACCAGCCGCCAAGAAATGCCCAACTGAATGCTTGGATACCATCTGCAAGTCGTTTAAGCCCGTCTTCGAGATCCTCTGGAATAGAGACAGATCTCCATTTTCGAATTGAGGTGGCAAGTTCGCCAAGCGGCTCTGCAATTGCGTCAATAGACCATCCGCCGAGAAATGCAAAGCTAAATGCAGCAATACCAGCGGCAAGAGCCGCAAGTTGAAGTGCAAGTCCGTCAGGAATAACTACACCAGTCCATTTCTTGACAGAATCAGCTAAGATACCGAGAGGTTCAGCAGCAGCGAATAATGATAACGCACCAACACTGCTAAAGCTAAATGCGGCAATACCAGCGGCAAGAGCTGCAAGCTGAAGCGTAAGTCCGTCAGGAATGACAACGCCAGTCCATTTCTTGACAGAATCAGCTAAGATACCGAGAGGTTCAGCAGCAGCTGATAATGATAATGCACCGATGCCACTAAATGTGAATGCATAAATACCAGCGGCAAGAGCTGCAAGCTGAAGCGTAAGTCCGTCAGGAATAACTACACCAGTCCATTTCTTGACAGAATCGGCAAGGGTGCCAAGAGGTTCAGCAATTTTTGAAATCGACAATGCGCCCAGTCCGGAAAGTGTGTTTAAGATTCCGCCAAGAGCAACCTCGCCGAGAGCACCGCCCATAGCGCTGAGCCCTCGACTAATTTCATCCCAGGACATTTCGCCAAATTTTTGGAATGCATCTGCCAGATCACCGAGACCCTGCACAGCAAGCAAAATGGCCCCGCTGCCAAGCAATGCGGGAAGACCAGCAAGAGCACCAAGTGCGCCTGCCACTACGCTAACTTCAGCAAGGGCTCCGCCCATACCGACGAGTCCACGGCCAATCTCGTCCCATGGCATTTTGCCGAAGCTCTTAAATGCGTCAGCTAAATCGCTCAGTCCTTGAATCGCAAGAAGTAGAGTTCCAGCACCAAGAAGTCCAAGAGGTCCTGTAAGAACCCCAAGAGCACCAGCTATAGCACCTACTTCAAGAAGTGCACCGCCCATACCGGTAAGACCGCGAGCAATTTCACCCCAGGACATTCCACCAAAACTCTTGAATGCATCAGCAAGATCTACCAGACCTTGAATAACAATAAAAATAGTTCCTGCCCCGAGCAACCCTGCAAATCCAGTAAGATACCCTAAAGCACCGGTTATCACACTTACTTCAAGAAGTGCGCCGCCCATTCCCGTAAGTCCTCGAGCAATTTCATTCCAGGACATTCCGCCAAACTTCTTGAGAGCATCTCCTAGTTTATTTAGCGATAATACAATAGCGATCACTGAAATTGCTCCAACAAGGGATTTGCCCCCGCCAACTTGATTAAGAATTGCAATCACAGCAGTTAGTTCGGCCAGAGCATAGCCCATGCCGATCAAACCTCGATCGATCTCATCCCAGGACATTTCGCTAAATTTCTTAAGTGCTTTAGCGATTTTGCCCAATGCCAAAGAAATAGCGATAATGGAAAGTGCGCCAAGAAGCGATTTCCCATCACTATATTTACTTAAAATCGAAACACTCGCGACAAGTTCCGCAAGAGCACCAGCCATTGCTATAAGGCCGCGGCCAATCTCATCCCAGGACATTTCGCTAAATTTCTGCAATGCACTGGCGAGAATTCTGCAACTTGTGGCAAGCGCGATAAGCGCCACACTTGTAGAAATCGAAATATGGGTTTTTTCAATTGATTTTAAACCTTGAACTAAGATAAACAAACCGCCGCCCAGCGCAATCAGACTCTTCGCAATCCCGGCCAGCGATAGATCAGCAAGCTTTTTCATAGCACCTGCCATAATTGCAACTGCTGCTGCGACCAGAACGAGTGATCCACTGGCTTTTATAAGTCCCTTTGAACCAAGTCCATTTAATGTTTTTGAAATAGACTTCATAGTTCCGCTCAACATTGCAAGCATGATTCCAATAGATGCCAGTGATTTTAGAATTTCGCCAACATCAAGTTTGGCGATGGTATTCATAGATGCGGAAAGAATACCAATAGCCACAGCAATAGCTACGATCGATGATACCTTGATCCCATCTGCAAAGGAAGACAAGGTGTCATGAATAGAATCCATGACTTCAGCAAATTTACCTTTAATTCCACCGTCCTTGTCACTACCAAAAAGTTTTTCGAGTGCTTCTTTGATCTTCTCGATTAAATCAGATAACTTTTTAGCGGCAACAAAAATACCTCCACCCGCAAGTCCTGCAAAGATATCGCCAAGTGAAACTTTTTCAGAAATCCATTTGAATGCCGTTTTAAGTGCATCCCAAATCGTTCCAACGGTTTTTTTAATCGCGTCACCAATTGCCGATATGGTTCCCTTCGAGCTTTTAGCGTGTTCCACGATGCCCGAGAAAAAGCTGGCAATACCATTGGAAACTGTGACTAAAAGTTCCTTAATAGAGCCAATTCCAGTCCATGATTGAATGAACTCGACGACATGGTCTTTTGCGATCTTGAATCCAGATGCAAGTTTATCAATTGCACCATTGACCAGCTCAACGAATTTTGTCAAGCCGTCGCCCGATTTTATCGCCTCGTCGATGGATACAATCCATTCGCCAATACCACCAGTCACACCGAGGAAGCCATCGCCAAGCGGAAGTAACTTTTCCAGTAAATGCCCAAGAATCTGTCCGAGAGCGTTCAACCCCTGACCAATAATGTCAACGAACGCGAAAGCGCCCTTGAATGTCATTTTGAAATTATTGAGAGTTTCTTCACTCATCGTTAAACCAGAGACAAAATCTTTGATCTGGACAGTAAAATTGTAAAGTTCTTCCCCGGTCAATGGCTCAAAAACTTCATTGAATGCATTTTTAATTGTGCCAAGAATTGTTTGCAGCTTCTCAAAAGCAGCTGTCAGTGCCAGAATAATGTTTTCACGACCGGATACACGTCCCATCTTTTTGGCGTAACCATCAAGATTAACGCTGCCATCCTGAATACGTTTATTCAAATCTTCAAGGGCTGTAACCTGATCACGTGTATAGCCGAGATTTCGCAATTCTTCATCGGACAAGCCTGCTGTTTTTGCAGTAAGAGTTCCAACTGCCTCGGCAAGCATATCAGATGTGATCCAGCCTTTTTTCAAGGATTCCTCAAAGCCGCCAGCCTTCTCAATCAGGTCTTCTAGTCCTGGAACAGCCTCCTTACCAATAGAAAGAACTGCTTCCTTAAAGCCTTCGGTATCCTCAATGCCTTCATTTAAGAATTGTTTCCAACCAGAAGAAAAGCCCTCAGACAAAATCTTATTTCGTGCATCTGCCGCAGCTGCAAGCGGCTCATTGAGCATATTGCTGAAGTTTGTCAGAGATTCTTTTGCTTCTTCAAAGTCGCCAAGGAGAATTTTCCATGTAGCAGCCCAGCCAGACTGTGCCGTTTCCTTCATGACATCATACAGCTGCGACAAGGTTTTAACTTTCGTAGCTGCATCAGTTGCCGTGATTCCCATCTGCTTGATTTCAGCAATTTCTTTTTCATTGTATCCTTGCCGTTTCAAGCTTTCTTCGTTGTATGTATCGGTAAATTCCGTAAAATGCTGTAATGTTTCAGTAAGAATATCAGATGTGAGCCATCCTTTAGACAGTGTCTCTCGGAACGACCCTTCATCTGCAATCATCTCATCAATGGCAATACCATGAATGCGAGCCGTCATTTTCAGAGCATCCTGAAATACCTGGCCGCCCATACCGGCATTAACAACCGAGTTCCAGTCCATGAGCTTTACCGTGCCCGATGCCAATGCCTGTGAAAGCTGATACATTGCGGTAGAAGCCTGCTGGCTGGTCGAACCAGAGACAGCTGCAAGGTTTGCGATACCCTTAATGGCATTAACGGAAGTATTCAGATCGACACCAGCAGCGGTAAACGTACCGATGTTTCTCGTCATTTCCGTAAAGTTATAGATCGTCAAGTCCGCGTACTTATTCAGTTCATCCAGCGCACGATTGACGTCATCAATATTGGCGCCCTCTTTCTGAGTGTTGGCCAAAATCGTCTGTGTAGCATTTATCTGGGTTTCATACTCCTTAAAACCCGATATAATCGGATCCAAGGCCAAGTCAGAAACCAGCTTTTTACCAGCATTTAATGCAGAGTTTGTAATATTCTGAAGAGCTGTTACAGCCATGACTTCAAGCGCGGAGAATTTCAAGCGAACGGATTCTACGCCGTTCGAGAGTCCTCCCATATCGACCCGACCAGCCGCCTTGCTGATATTCTCAAAGCCTTTTGCACTATCCTCGAACTTGAGGCTTTTCTTCAGCTTGTCCAGTGTTGACATACTTGTGCTAACATTCTTTTCGAAGTTTGCATTGTCAAACCGCATCTCGACGACTCTCTGGTCGATCGTTTTGCTCATAGCTTTGTAACCTCCTTCCATGCTTTCTCAGCAAGTTCGTCAAAGATAGGCTGGATAGCGGGGTTGATGTAATCTCGCCCTTCTACCCAGCCACCATTACGAGTGCCATGTCCGTATTGCAGAATAATTGCAATCGGTACGCCTTTGACGATATGTGAGTTTGTAAACGTAATCCGTGCAGATCCTTTTTTGTTTACAATCTCATAGTCCCAGCTTGCAGCAGTTTCACCGCTGTCAACTGGGGTTGCCGCCGACAAAGCAGCGACACCTTTCTGCCCGTATCGATCGAGCAGGCCCAACCCAACAGCTTCCTTCACACGTTCCAGAAACCGGGCCGCCTTGGAAAAGTCGCCTTTTTGTCGAAATGTAACCATTTTGAATTTTCATCCTTTCGAGTGAGCTCGCCGACGTCGAGCAGCATTCAATGCGGCATTCTGTTTAAGAATATTGCGCTGACTTTGCTTTTTGGGCGGTTGGTTCTTCACATTACAGACACGAATAAGCATCAGCAGGCGATTTAAATGCCATTTCTGGCATTCAAACGGGATTTGCAGCGCAACCATCCAATAATAGATCAGCTCGCTAGTGACAATTTCTGTACCTCGATGGCCTTTCTGTTCTTCACGAATGGTGGTGGCACTCCGTTTCGCATCAATGTAAGCGTTCACATCTCTGAAATTTTGTGCAGATAATCGATCATAAACATCAGCAGGAACATTAGAATTTAATGTCATACAGCGGATGTAATCGATCGTTTCCTCTACGGTTTTCTGCTCTTTCGAAAGGAACGGTTTTTCCCACTTCGATTCCCATTTTGCAAGGGAAATTAACGAGTGTTCCAGCTGTAAACAGACAGGGGGCTTTGCCGAAACAAACTCTTCTTTCTGCTCGTCCCAGCCTTCAACCCCCTGTACTGTAATTACGAGCATTATTTAATCGACTTTCGGAATGATGCTGTTGATGAATGCCGCAGCTTTCTGATCATCCTGCGCCAATTCCATGTAAATGTCGGAATATGCCTGCGTCTGGGTGAACTCCGTCGTGAGTTCGTCGGACTTGATAAAACGTCTGCCATCATCGCTCTTCACGCCATATGCCTTCAAAACGATGTCCTTAAAAAGCTTTGCCAGTGCAGGAACGTCCTTGGCAGCCGTGATCTTCTCTACCATCTGGCTAAGACCGCCAGTAACGCCAAGTTCCCACTCAGTAAGCTCTGCTTTGGTCAGGTTGAAATAGAACGTCTCTTCACGTTCTACACCGTTGAAATCAATGTACTTTTTGGTAATAGGCAGCATAATATAACCCCTTTCAGTTATGAAAACAAAAATAAGAGGGAGCCTCACATGGAGACTCCCTCGCTGGAAAACAGTTAGACGGTCTTGAAGTGTGCCAGAACTTCTGCCGGAAGCGGCAGCTTCGGAGCAACGCCATCGCCAGCCTCTTCAGACGTTGCGGCTTTGCCATAAAGGATTTCCTCGAAAGAAGCGAGCTTCGCGGCATCGACCTTCGTAGAATCAATCGTGACAATAGCAGTCGGCTTGAATCCAGCGACATCAACCGGCGTGCAGGTGAATTCCCAAGAGAACTCGATGGCTTCCGGAGAATCGTTGACAGTGCTATATGCACGCTCGGAAGCGGAAGCAAGACAACCATAGATCAGGTGCAGCTTATAACCGTGGCTGTCGCCTTCGGTATCGTTGCCGATACGAGTACGATAGCACAGGCCGAAAGTCGCTCTCGGCTGCTGGCCAATCGTAATGCCGGCGTCCAGATCTGCGGAGCCGTCGCAAGCCTTCCACTCGTCCGGATACATGTAGGCGGTGATCGTACCGCCCAGATCCTCATTGGACATCAGGGTAAGATACTTGATGTTGTCGGCGTACAGCGCCGTCGGCTCGGCACCAGACGGGGTTTCTGTCACACCAGTCAGACCATTCCATGCAACGCCCTTGTCATAGGCCTTGCTGGTCTTATTGAAGGGATACAGAACACCACGATCCGTACCGGTTTCAAACAGGCGTTCCGATACCTGATCCCATTCGATATTGAACATATCAGTTCCTCCTCTTAAAGATAGATTTCAAACACATCGTGGTTAAGGTTGTCCTGCACATAATGGCGGTCGAAATAGCAATATGGAAGCATGCTGACACGGTTTACAATTTCGCTATCCGGATCGCTGTCGATGACAGTGACTGTGTAGTGGATTCGACGATTATATTTTCCATTATCAGCATGCTTAAATTCCATTCCGCTTCGCTCATATCGAATCGCAGGATACCTCATTTGGATATTGCTGGGAGGCTGGAAATAGACATTGCCATTGCCCAGAATCTCCCGAAAGATTTTTCCGAGTTCAGCTCGTCGGTCCATTCCAGATACCTCCCGTCGAAAGAATCAGCCGTGGATACTTGACCTCCACAGATGTGATCTTCCATTTTGCCCCCATAAAGGTGACATAGCGCATAGAATGAAAATTCTCATTGGCATACGGATCGGATACGATACTGATCTCATTGCCGATGGTGATATTGTCATTCACCTGCGTATTACCATCCAGGCGTCTAGTGTTACGAATCAAATCACCACAGTATGTACGCTCGATGATTTGCTCTTCCCAAACATCTGGACGGGTTTCAACAGTCACAGCATATCCGATGGTTCCGTAAAATTTAGCCATTTTGAATTTTCACTCCTTATAGCTTATCAGCTTAGCCGCCGGGATTCGTAACATCCTCTTCCAGGGCGATGAAGGACATCACGCGGGTGTTTGCACCAGAGCAGCGGGTCTCAAGCAGGCTCTTCTCCTGGTTGAAGTCGATATCGAAATCAGTGAAATGCGTGATTTCGCCGCCCTTGGTTGCACCGACAGAGTAGTCCGCCAGATTGCCCATCAGGCCGAGAAGCTTCTTGGTCTTACCGCCAGTAGCAGTGCGGGTCTTGCCCTCAAACTGCTCAACCGTGATGATCTCGCCAACATTCAGTGCAGCAGCCAAATCGCTGACCTTGTCATAAATACGACGACCGTTCATATCACGGGCGAGCAGCATCACGTTCACCAGATGCGGAGTGCAGTAGAAATCAGGAGTGCCAGAGCCCTTATACTTCTCGCGAGCATACAGCAGAGACTGAATCACAGCTTCTGCATAAATGTAATTCTCGCCGAAGTTGGCGGCAGTGTTGGTGCCCTGCAGCGAAGCCTTCATGCCAGCGATGTCCACGTCCGCATGAATGGTGTAAAGCTCATCGTCCTGCCAGATCGGACGGATCTTGTCTTCCGCAATCTTCCCATCAGCGCCGACATCACGGCCGTCACCGATCATGATAGCGGTGGCGAGTTCTTCATTCAGGTTCATACGATCGATGTTGTAGAGATACTGCACGACATCGAAATCCTGAATGTCGATGATGTCATCACGATCGATCTTGCTCTTGACATATACAGTCTGGGGATCAGTCGTTCTGTGGATCAGCTTGAAGTTGCCGACATCGACCTTCTTGCCGCCCTTCACATAGCCCTGTGCACGCAGATTCTCGATATTGCGGAGATCGGCCTGACGGGTACGAATACGAGAGATCGGGCTCTTGTGAACCTTCTTCAGAACCTTCTGAATCCAGCCCTGGTCAGTCGTGAGCATTTCAGGCGCACCCGGACGAACATCCTTGTAGTCCGGGAACAGCTGGCTGATGTTCTCAATGCCATGCGCCAGAACGCTGTCCGGATTCTGTTCTGCAAACAGATCCATAGCATGCTGCAGGCTGCCGATGGTGCTGGTCTTGGCCATGTTAATGATTGCAGTCTGATCGGTGTAAGAGAGGACGTTCGCCTCATCCTGCCGATCGTTGTCAAAGACATTATGTTTCATAGTGTTGTCCTCCTCGTTGTTATCGGATTTTTTGGTTTCTTCGCCGGCAGCATATGCTTCACCGACCAGTGCATACAGAACATTCTTCTGTTTCTCAGACATGGAATTCAGGACGTCCTGCACGGTTTCTTTATTGCCTTTCTTGTCCTCTTCGGACGAATCTGGCTTTTCTTCATCAGCATGCTGCAGTTCAGCATCTTCGGAATCCTCATCGTTATCCGCGTGAGCAAGTTGAATATTATCTTTGCCCAGCACAAATAGGATTTCGGCTTCCTGAGTTGCCTCATCATCATGCTGCATGACAGAATCAATGTACGCGCCGGGATTTGCCCCGGCCAGAACGAGACTCAGCTCACGGATCACACCGTGAACGACATTGGTTCCGTTCTGTACAAGGTCGTTTGCCCAAATGGACAATGCACACACATCACCATTATCGACCAGCTTCTTGCCGGCACGGCCGGAGTCAGTGTCATTGAAATAGCCATAGGCATATACACCGTCTGCTCGATTTTCGAGATAGGCATGCCCGAGAACATTCGTGACACTGTTATGCTGATGTCCCCAACAGAGCGGCACTTTCTCGCCATCCTGGTCCTTAAAGGCATTAGGCATGATCACACGCTTGTCTCTGCATGTGAGATTGGCTTTCGTAGCATAGCCATGAAAGTCACAATCAGGGTATTTCAGTTTCATTCTGCCAATTGCTCCTCCTTTGATTTTTGTTCAGAGTTACCATTTTGATTTTCTACTTTGCTATCCAGCAGTGCTCGATCTGCCTCAGACTGATTGATGTTACTGTTACGGAGTTCGTTAGCACGAGGATCGTCCGACGGTCTCATGCCAATAATCGAACGAACTTCATTCTTTGTCATGATCTCGTTACGCGTGAGCTTATCCGCAATTTCTGCAATCTGGGAAACCGGCGCAATCTTGAATGGATCACGGAAGAAGGAGATGGCCTGCTTCTGCGTTCGTGCAGTCTTGGTCAGGAATGTTCGAGTCATCTCATCGGCGATAGATGCCAAAATCGGCTCCACAGTCCGATTGTGATAGTTGATCATCGTTTCTTCATTCGCTGTACCATCCATGACACTCTCTGTAATGCCAAGCTGGGAATATAGCATCTTTGTCAGATACTCAATCTGACTCATCAGATTGTTCTCTACACCACGATTGAGCTGTGTGATATGCTCTGTACCATCAGTGTAGGCGATACCGTATTTTGACCCAGAGAGCTGCTGCTCAATGTCCCTGCGGCGCTGTTCAGCCTGTTCCTTTCGTGCTTGTGACTTGATGACATAGGGGAGCTGAATAATCAGATCAAGTTTTCCAGAACCACTCTGCTCATCAATCGCATCCAGAATGTTCAGTTTACGGATCAGGCGTTGCATCGTGGAGTTCGGTTCATTCATGACAGCGAACAGAGGATTTTCCATAATCGCTGTGTATTTTTTTGCCACAACGACCTCTGCAAATCGTCCAGTCGTCTCGTTATAAAGCCTGACTCGCACATGCTGAGGCATCCATTCCAAAATCTTTCCTGTCCGCAAGGAATAGATTTTGTAGCTGTTATTCTCGTCAGGGTCAAAATCTGCTTCAACCGGGACAACTGCTACACATCCTTCATCGAGCATTGACATTACGATGTCCTGCCGCAGTGCTCGCCCTGTCTGGTCAATATTTGCTTCGACAGTCAAGCATTGGTGCAAGGTATCATCGATGTATTCCAGAAAATGACCGTTTTCGTCTACGCGAGCATGGACAAGACTGATCGCCGAAACATCTAACGCAATGCGGTTGCAGATGGCTGTCACGATTGATCGCTCATGTCCTCGCGTCATACGAATCCTGTCAGGTCGATACCCATAACTAGATCCGAAATAGGATGTTCCTTGATAACTTGTGGGATCTCGATTCATAAAAATATTCCAAGCTCGTTTGAGCTTGGAACCGATTGTTTCTTTCATCAGATGGTCATCACCTCCCGAATAAACAAAAAAACCGCAGGTCATAAAGCCTGCGGATCATGAAAGAATATGTTGTTTTATTCGTCGATTGGTAACTTATCAAGAATTGCTTCGCAGATAATACCGTCAGCTGTTGGATAATAATTCTTATCCAAACATTTGAGTGTCAAATAATCACCAACGGTCTCTTCGATCGTCGCCCAATAATCGTCGTCTTGTCCCAGATTTTGAAAATCGGCGTCAAGACCTAGCTTTTTCATTAACTTGATTTCAGAGTCTGTAAACATGATTTATTTCCTCTTTCAAAGCTTATTCCGAAGTTTACGGCTTGTTTTCCACACCGTAGTGATGACACCATTTTCGGGATTGACGTTCACAGTCGCGTTCGCCCCAATAAACCGTTGACTTGGACGGTTTTGAGCATCATACTGTGTCACAATAGTATCACGATTTAGCGGACTTTTCAACGCATCCATAATGTCATTTACAGTAACAGGTCTATCTTTCTGCTGGGTTCGATTGAGAGCGTGATCAGAAAATGATTTAACCAAAGTTCCATTTGCAGCCTTCCGTGGTTCCTTTAATTGATGTTTCATTTTGGTTTCAATAGCGCCTCGATCGTGTTTGAGTTCTTCAACAGAACGCCGTACGCCCCATTTCATTCCTTTGACGCCATAGTGTGCCAGCCAATCGTCACTATGAGCAATTTCAACGTTTTTCTTCTTGTAGGCAATTCGTCCAGAGGACCAGATGCCATTTTTCAGCTGACTCATATCGTAGTTCGGAGTCGCAAGTGCCATATGAACACCAAGTTCTCCTCGCTTCGCCACAAACTGTACGACCTTGCCCGAAGGTGCTCTCAAATCTGTGACAGCGGTATTCATCAGCTCAGCCATCCGTCGGTTATAAGAATTGATCGCCGTATTACTGATTCGTCCGCGTGAATTATAAGAAGAGGCGTCGCGAAGCAGCTGATTTCCATACTCGTCCAGCTCTCCCGACACCTTTTTGCGCGCATTTTTTACGATTTTGTCATAATTCTTCTTAGCCCACTTATTGTCCTTTTTGTCGAGTCGTCGTTGACCGGCAGGGGTAAGTGAACCATCCGGATTCTGGTAACGTCGTACGCCCCATTTCATTCCGATGATCCCATGATGGGATAAATAAACGTCCATAGCGTCACCACCTTTATTCGAATGCGTCTTTATTATGTTTATAGGCAATATAGGCATCCATCAGTGCTGCGACAGAGTCGATCTTTTCGTCATGTCTCTTCTTCAGGAGTTTTCGGTTGCCATTTGTATCCTCCAATGTGATACAGTTGCCCATTGTGAAGGTCATAAGCTGCTCGTCAAAGATCAGGCTACGCTGTTCAGCAAGCGTCTTTAGCTCACCTAAGGGGACCGACTCAGTCTTGGCGCCCTGAATAACCTTTTCAATACCGAATGGCCCATTTTCACGTGCCCAACGCTCGACAAAGCCTTGTGCATTGTACGGGTCATAGCCAAAGCAGCGCACATCATATCCAGTCTGGATAATGTGTTCGTCCAAATCATCATAAACAACATCCAAATCGAGAACACTGCCTTCCAATACGATCAGACTTCCTTCTTTCATGAAATCCTCATACTTGTTGCGCATAGCCAGAGGGAGCTTCGAAAGTGTCACATCAGTGATGTAGCATCGTGTTTTTACACCGAAGGTCTCTCTATGCAACGGGAATAAGAAAGTGAATGCACAGAAGTCATCACCTCTAGAAAGGTCTGCACCCAAGGCGCATGGCATCTGCCAGAAAGAATGAGGCTTATGCGGAAGTGTCTCTTCATATGCGAAGTAATAAGTGTAGCCCTCCATCGGAATACCGAATCGTTTAGCCAGAATATCATTCCGTGCAGCAGGTGCTTTTTCAGCACGTTCCACGTCAAGCTGATATGTTTCGTAGCTCACCGTTTTACCGATATTCGGATTGCACTTCAGCCACATATCGGGATTCCCAACTTCGTCAATGGAATCTAGCCGATACCACCAGATAGAAACATGGGGATTCGGATAATCGCCCTTCAGGATGTTCATAAGCTCCATTTTGATCGTATCGCCGGCACCATTACGTACAGTACCTTCTGAGCTGGTAGCGACGATTAAATAATCATCAACCTTGGATGCGCCCTGCTCAATTGCACCGATGACATCCTCACGGATATCGCCGGAAAGCCATTCGTCAACTGTTGCCACCTTACAACGGAGGCCCTGAAGCTTATTGATGCTCATTGGTCGAACCTCGATGAGCGAGCCTGTCAGGAAGTTTTCAATGCCTTTCTTTGTGGAAGCAAGTTTGACACGATCAGCGCGGTTGCCAGTTGTGTTCTGCAAAGAGCCAAATGTCAAAAACTTAAACAAAGGCCCGCGGCTTCTGGTAATGGCAGTCCGAAGTGGAGACATTACCTCTTCCGCGAGCTTCATCGTCGGGGCAGTTGTGATCTGATGGGTTGTGCTGGTGTCAACATTCTGGAAGAACGATTGCAGACAGGAAGCATAGACTGATTTTGCTGCGCTTCGTCCAACGATCAGATACTGCTTATTAACAAGCCGTTTCCGAATAACCTTTCGTTCATAGTGACCGCCATGACCATCTGGGTTGGGGACATACACACTGCGTTCAATGAAATAGTACCAGCCAAAGATCTGCTCGCCCCACAACTTAAATGAGTCTAGCAGGTTCATGTCAGATCCGTCAGTCAGGGTTAATTCACTCTCACAGTATTTCACCCAGCCTTCTACGGCTTCGTCATCGTAATAAACACCCGGATTTGCAATCAGATCGTCAATGCGATTCATCTCCATCGCGACTTCCCGACATACGGGAATCTCGCCGCGCAGAACAGCATCGCGAAACTGACCGTAATAAATCGGGGTTGCAGTATTGGATAGAGACATATTTCTCCTTCTTGATTGAAACTTTATTAACCCTTGAGTTCTTTGATTGCTAAAGCTATACCAAGCGCGGAACTACCAATAGCAAGTACACTACCAGCAACATCGAGAGTGCTTCTGGTAATTTCACGTCCTTTTGAAATCTTTGCCTGCTCCTCTTTTCCGAATAAGTCGTTATACTGCCGTTCCAGCTGCTCGCGCTGAATCTGCTGCCGCAGTTCCTGATCAGTCATCTTTGTTAGATCCATTCGCTGTTTACGTGATTTTGGCGAAGAATCGCGCTCCAGTGTTTTGAACTGCTTTACAAGTGCTGAACTTTCATCAACAGCCTGCTTTGTACGCGAAAGATCTTCTTTCGCCCAACGCTTTGGATCTGGCTCACTGATGTCAATTCGGTTCTCTTTTTTCTTTGCTGCATTTTCTCGCCTATCTCGATCATATCTTTTTTGGCCAGCATTTGTCAGGGTCCCATCTTTATTCTGGTAACGTCGTACGCCCCATTTCATTCCGATGATCCCATGATGGGCAAGGTAACTATCCATTTTGATTTCTCACCTCTCTTAGTTTGTCTTATGTGAACGACGGCGTGCTGTAGTCTTTGATGTACTTGTAGGTTTGACAGGATCAACAGCAACATTCAATCGCCATTCCAATTGACTAATCTCTTTATTCATGGCCTCCAAAACCGAGCTCGTCAGCGGAGGATCGAAGATCAAGCGCACCTTTAATGTGATGTAGGTCTTCACCAAATTTAGCACCGTACTGTCAGCAGTATAATCACTCCAGTTCTGTGTTTCGTCTGTTACAACAAAACCTTTTTCTGGGCCAACACCCAACTGACTTAAGATAGAAAAGCAAGCATTGATATGAACAAGCAAATCAGCATCAAAGTGATTTGCATATGGATCGCCGCAAACCAATTTTCGAATAGTCACAAGAATGCTATCCTGCATGTTATCCTCCTTTACTGTTATTTCTTCCACGGACAAGTATCATTTGGTTTTCTCGCCGGTGGAAGATCCACCAGTAATGATGCATCGCCATAGTGAATTGCCTTATGCGTCCGATCACGAACACAGACTACATTCTCCATTGCAAAGATACACGGATCTCGATTTAAGATGTTATCGTATGTGATCGGATTCAAATGATGAATGATGATTGGCTCAAAAATCTCGTAACCTTCACAAGCCAGATCCCGCCCGTTATCTCGAATAATAATCCGGTCACGAAATTGCTTCCATTCAGGAGAATGGTAAAGGGCTTGATTCAGATAACGACGCCATCCGAAGTTTGTATATCCAACGCCGTTTCCGATAACGAGATAATCAAACCGTTCCTGAAAGGTTGGAAGCTGAATCAGCTCTGAATAACATTTATTCATTACCATCAGACCTCCTGCCTTGATAATCAGACATTGCAGCCATTGCATCAGCATAAAGTGCTTTCAACTCCTGCATCGAGTCGAGGTTCTTTGTCTTTGCCGCAATCAGCTCTTTCTACAATTCAAGAATCTCTAGCTCTTTGCGTTCCCTAGCAGAGCCGAGTTTCAGAAAATGTGTGGTCTCCTGTGAAGATGCAGTGCCTTCCAGAAGACGTTTCTCTACCAGATTGTAAGCCAGCGCAATCAACTGATTATCGCGAGCCTCTGGCGAAATAGCCGGCCTGATCTTCCGAGGAGAACTGGAAGAGTCCGGTGTTTTTACTTTACTCATTCACTGTCTCCTTTCTATAAAGTCAGGCGAGCTTTGTTGTGCTGAGCATTGTGCGAACTACGATTCCGGAAACACCGGCAATTGTTAATTCAAGTTTTGGCGTAAGCTCCAAACTGAAGATTCGATCAAATGCAGGTACGCAAGAGGGGATTGTGTAATATTTGTTCTTCTCTACATTAAGACGTGCCTGAGACGATGGAAGCAGATGCCCACCAAGTAACATTCGAACTGTGATGATGCCATCATCCTTTGGAACAAACACAACTGATGCATCCGCTCGATAGAGACCTTTCCGTTTGATTCTGTGATAGGACTCTGATAGTTCAAGTGCTGTACCACTTTGATACACGACCTGCCCTAAAAGAAGTGATTCTTCATTTGCTGTGTCGATAATCTGACCTACATCATCCACTGACACCAGTACAGATTTACGAAACTGCTCATTTACGTTACTGTTACAGTTCATAGGACCCTCCTAAATATAGAAAACGGGCTCCGAGATGGTCTCAGAAGCCCGATAATAAAATGCTAATGGAACTTTTCAGTGAGTTATACACAGCTATCATCACTTTCGAAGCTGTTCCGCAGAGAACACTGTCAGTTTGCCTCCCAAAAATCTTCCCCCGGGGAATTTTAGAAGACCGCCGCGATAGGGGAGGGGGTGTGATATTTACGACCCCTCCCCCTATATCATTTGATATTATATTAGGTTTTTTCCTAATAACTTTTCTATCAAATGACAATCGCAGCAACAGCAGCAAAGTTGAGCAATGCAAAAAGACAAGCTAAACGCAGAAGGAAAGGCAACTTTAGGCCGCCCAAGCATCTTCCATGTCAACTCATCTCGTTTTCAGGCATTGCTTTAGTAACTTTGCGATAAATGTTTAGGAAATCGTTCTTTACGATTTCATCAATCGCAAGCTCGACTTCGCGTTCGTTCTCTTCCTGACTGAATTGATCCGAAACTTTTGCAATTCGTCCAAGATACGCGCACGAATTGTAGCCTTTTTGCATGTCGAACAGAAACCACAGAGAGAACTGCTCGAAAGGATCATAAGGATTGTCGAACGTCGTCAGCATTGCGTTATGCATTAAAGCCATTATGCGACACCATCCTTTTTATGTAAATACTTCGAAACTGTAGACGAAGAAACGCCTAAGGCTGCAGCAATTTCTTCTGTTGTATTGCCAGCTTCGTAAAGAGCCTGCATACGAAGAACCTTTGCATCTGAAAGGGTCGTCTTTGTACGAGGCGTAGCCCAAGTTCTCAAGCTATCAAGGTCGGTATTCGCAATAATTTTCTCCAACTGTGTCTTCGAAATTGCGCCGGCCTGAATCGCTTCCCATTCCTTCTCTTCCAACTTAATTGCCTGGCGATGCGCGCCTACAGAATTTCGTGCCTCCACAAGCGCCTGTTGAGAAGCCTTCTTAATTTCGCCCTTGGTCATGTTCGGATTGCTTTCCTTCTTGGCGGCAACCACGGCATTCGCAATCGTCTGTGCCTGCCGTTCACGAGGGGCATTCAACAGAGCAGTCTTGAGCTTGGCATCTAAAGAACGAACCTCAGAATCATACTTAGTACGAGCTTCAGGAGAATAGGGGATGTCTTTTGTATTGACGATCTGGAGGCGTGCCTGATTCGCAAGACCTTTCATGGTGTTTGCATAATCGGCATAGGCTTCTTCCATCGAACTACCAAGATCAGAGATTAGGGTACGAGCATCCTTCGTTTCAGCCATCTTTGTAGAAGGCTGTGTTCGACGGATTATTTGGCCTTTGGTGTTTACATAAGTTGGTTCATCAACATCTTTCCAGATCAGCTCGCCTGTATTCGGATCGATTTTCGGACTGCCTTGACGTCTGGTAACAGATTGTTGAGATTTGGCACGGGAGATCAAAGTCGCAGCGCCCTCATGGTAGTTACCATTTTCATCATACGAACCTTGATACTTCTGTTTCAGAGCAGCGATACCATTGTCGATCTCGCTCTGTTTATAGTCAAGCTTATGCTTGGCAGCATCAATAACGACCATGCTGTGCTTGACAGCACGAGCAAGCTCAGGTTCTGTCGCACCAAGAAGTGTCATGTCAGTAATGAGGTTTGAGATCATACCCATCTGAAGCTGCGTGTTATCGACTTCTTTTCCGTCCGCACGCTTATACTTCATATAGGTCATACCCGGTTTCTCTGCGTATTCCATCTTCGGGTCAAAGCCTTCCAATTCCCGAAGTGGTGGCTTCGAAGTGATGCGTACCCTGGAGGTTGCAGAGTTGCAAGGGATAACCATGACAGTATCGCCATCAAAGTCTGCCCCAGACAGACGCTCTGCAACATGAGCATTGATACCGACTGCATCTGCAGAGGTTGTACCAATCATGTTCTTGGCATCTGTCTGACGGTTGTTGACTTTCAGGATGGGGATCTCAAACGTTCCGCCATGCGGGTATCGAATCAGAGCAACAGTCTCACCGTTTTTATAGTTCGGTGCATAGATCTCATTATCTTTCATTGAGGTCACAGGCAGAATGACATGATACTGCTGACGCGGCAGAGCCGCTGCATACAGATGAACCGCAGCCGTATCGCAGTCATCAGCAAAAGACTGAAGAAGTCTCTTTTTAACAGTCGGGTTCTCAAGTGCCATGATTTCAGAGAACTCATCTGCTTTATCAGCTTTTGCAACATTCAGCTGTTTCTGTGCCAGATCAAGACTCTGTTTGGAAAGAAACTGAGAGGGGACACGGTTTGCCCATTCCGTCCAGTCTGCTTCTTCACGGGTCTTGTTGATGAGAGACAGCTTCTCTGTTCCGTCCTTGTCAGTGTAATAGCTCTGACCACCACGCTCTTTCACAAGCGCGCCAAACGGATTGGAAGGATCATCCTTGATAGGTTTCAAAACCTTCTCCATCGGTGTACCGACAGATTTGTTGGTATTAAAACGAACATCAATGCCCTTTGGAAGATCATCTGAGTAGACAGCCATACCTTTCAGGTAGTGTGTGCCGTCCACCATGATACGAACCTGCGCGTAATTGGAATCGCCCAAAGACAGATCAGCTGCGCCTCTGCGAAGTTCAATCAGACCGTCCTTTTCTTTACCGCCATTCTCTGCATAGTTGATCTGAAGACGCTTGGAATCTAGACTTGCAGGATACTGGAATGCCGGTTTGAAGGTATCACCACCGTCATAGGACTTGTAGTCCTTCAAAGAATTAACCTTATCATACTGAAAGATCTCTTTATGCTCCGTACCCGGAGGGCAGAGAACCTTCAGGTTTGTCTGCTTGCCGGGATTCGTTGCCTGCGGAACACCACCACCATACACCTTATAGCCTTCCATCTGAAGAATGTAAAGTGCCTGATTCATGCGTTCCTTTGAAACACCGATTTCCAGTTCAGAGCCAGTCCCAACATCGATCATTCCACGGGTATCTACCTGCTCTCGCAGAAAGTCAGCAGTTTTCTGAGCCTGATTCATTCGCGCTTCCGAATTTGCATTCAAAAGGGAACGAACCGAAGATTCAGCAATTCCCATCTCTTCTGCAATCTTATTCGTGCTCATGCCTTTCTCTCGAAGAGCCTTGGCCTGCGCAACGTCAATGCTCCTCCGTTCGGCATTTGCAAGACTGAGCTGAACTCTTAGTTGACTGGTCGTCAATCCCATCGACTTTGCAATCGCGAGATCACCAGTATAGGTCTTACCATCCGCATCGGTAAAGGTATATTTCTGATTTCGAAGTTCTTCTACGCGGCTAAGAAAGTCGCCGGAATGTTGATAAGGGTTGTCGCCGGAACCCCACGGATATCGTCCAGAACGTCGTTTGATGCCATAGTGCATCAAAATGTCGAGAGCGACTGGATCATCACAGTCCAGCATGTCGTTGATCCCAAAGAAGCTCTCCATTTCCTGAGCAATAGAGTTCATATCGTCAGACCTCCTGCTTACGATGTTGTATCAATATTTTATTAAAACGAATGATGCGATCGCAAATATCCATAATCTCTTGGCCGGCTGGATTATAGATATTGACATCATCGTTCTGATAGATGCGAAGTTCATGATCAATCTCGTATGGAGACACAGCGTACTCCAAACAGAACAGAGCGTCATAGATCAGAAGCTGCTCCATGTGCGCCTCAATCTCTCCGCTCTTGTAATCATGAATTCGAAGAAGATTATCTCGGAATACAATTGTATCGGCTGTTCCAAAAAAGTCATCAGAATAGTACAGCAGCACTTCCGGATCCATTCGAAAGCCAATTGCATCATTCACGTATTGATTGAGTGTCTTGTGCGAGCGAGGAAGCTTTTGTCCGAGACGGATGCAGGTCGCAGCGAATGCATGAAGAACAGTCCCTCTTTCTTTTGCCTTCATATTATCGTAGACCGTGACCAACTTATCATCCGTATAATTCAGCCAATTATACTTGCTCGCAGAGAATGTTGCGTGTCGCCCTTCAATCCGAGAATGATCGTTCCATTGCATTCAGAACTTCCTCCTTGTTCTCAGGATTGATGAACGCAGCGAACGACATCTTGTTCATCTTCTCAATCCAATAATCCTGATTCGGTCGATGACTTGAATTGGTTTCTTTCTTTCCTTCCAGAGCTGCCCAACGTTCCCCGTTCAAAACGAGAAGATCGGGAATGCCCTGCGGAGGCGGATTAATATGGAGCACGATTGCTCCGGGAAGTCTCTCGCGAATCTCTTTGATGAGCTTCGTCTTAAATTTGTTTTCCAGCATGAGATTGTTAAACCTCCAAACAAAAATTAAAGAGAGAAGCATATATTGCCTCTCTCTTCATAAAAGGGCATGTTTTTCACGCGTAGTCATCAGTATCAAGAAAAACAACGTTTTCCGAACTTTTCACGCGGCACCCTGAATCTGGGAATTTTAATCTAGGTTTGTTCTCGCTAAGCTAGGTTAGATTTTTCGGATTTTCAGCATCTCACCGATTTTCCTCAAAATCGACGAAAATCGCGCTCTGCCCACTTTTTTCAAAAATCCCTTATTACTATAATAAAAATTTTTTCTCTAGGGTTAATAAGAAAAAAAGTGGGAAAGTGGGCAGAAAACCCCGAAACCCTTGAAAACACTAGGTTTTTCGGCTTTTCAAAAGTGGGCAAAAAGTGGGCAGAAAGTGGGCAAATGGCCATTTTTGGACAGAAATTTTCAAAAACTCCGAGTCTAAAACGCCCAATTTTTGCGCTCTGCCCAGTTTTGCCCGGGTTGTGCCCACTTTTTATGTGATTAAAGTGGGCAGAAATTTTACCAACTTTTCCTCGAAAATAGCAAAAAGAAAAGCCCCTGTGAGGCCCACGAAGGACCTCACAAGAGCTAATATGGTCGTGAACGCGACTATAATCATTACTCCTTTATGCAATCTCCAGAAGCTTTTGAGTGACACGATTCATGGTATCAAGGTAGTATTGAAGCTCTGCATCATTCAATGTGCCGTCGTTCCATTCTTCCATCTTTTTTGTCATTTCTGAATACTGATCCATAAATTTCAGATAATCAGATAACATTTCCGCGGCATTATCAGATTCTTGATATTTTTTCATGAAGGCAACATATTCATCAAAGAACTTTTCATAACTATCCATAGCTTCCTTGAATGATACACGCATCCCATCAACCATTTCTTCGGAGGAACTATCATTTTCTGCTGGTTCAACTTCTTCGGGCTGCTCCGCTATAGCTGGAACCTCCTCTATTTTTTCTTCTGATGCTGCATCACCATGTTCCGAAGTCGAATCCTCTACGGGGGTAGTCTCAACCGGCTCCGTACTTTCTGTTGTTGATTCTGAGATGTCTTCCGTTGGATTTTCAGCAACTTCCTTATCCTTACCGCAGGCGGTCAATCCAAGAACAAGTACAAACGCGAGGAACACACAAATAAGTTTTTTCATTGTTGTTTTCATTCTCCTTTTGTAAAAAATAAAAAGTGCGCCTCCAATGACGGAAGCGCACCGAAAAAGTACGATCCCTCATTGTTGCCACACAATCTCTCCGTACCGTAGGGTATGAGAACGAGGGAAAGCACCTTTTACCAAGATGCTTCCCTAC